GCCGCTGACGCGATCTCGTCGAATTTTGTGGTGCCAGGTACTCCACTTCCTAGTCCGTGCTTAAATTGGAAGCACATAGAACTCTCGACAATGACTTGCTTGACAAAAGCACGCTTGCAGTTCAACTTCAGGATGGTGTCCCACGTTTTGTCTAGTAATGGAAACGATTTTTTCCACACCTTGTAAGCTACTTGGCCCCACTCGTCACATAAACTCAAGTCCATGTGCGAGAAGTCTGGTGTACAGATCAACACCTGGCCGTAAACTGTGACGATGACCCAAAGTTGGTCATCGCCGTAGAACAATGGGTAAAAACCTGGCCCCATCGAAATCCTGGATATGATCCAGTTATACAGTTTATCTCCTCCACCGTAGTTCCAAGAGAACCCGACTGCTGAACCTGAGTGACCATCCATTTCTTCGTCGAATCGGACAGCTTTCAGATTAGTCTGGATAGCCGAGTATAGTAATCTTTCATGGAAAGGGTACACGAAATATGGACGGATTTTGTCCCCCAACCTGTCAATCTGGTAATAGTCTTGCTTGTTCTTCAGCATAACTCCGGCCAATGAAGGCCTCAACTCAGTCATCAACTGGTTATAAGTCCCGTGTGCAATTGAATTTAACACTTCGGTTGCCACCTCTACGGCGACTGCGAAAGTATCACCCTCACTGATCTTGCAGTAGTACGGGACGCCCGCTGACGAATTTTTGTTGAATTTGATAGGTGGGGGGTCCCCGTCAATCATTTCGGCGATCGATTTACCCCGATAATCGACCGACACTTCTTTGTACTTCAACACACTGTTGACCCACCTTATACAAGATGGAGTGTGCAAACCGACCCGAGGGGCTTCTGTTAACCCCAGTACTAGCCGGTTGAGTAACCCTGACATGGAACCCGAAGAACCAATGTAGTCCATCGTTTTCAACAAGTCTTCCACATACGCGTCATATGTGTCCGGATAGTCATCCGCGTTGACGTTGCGAGCAATATTAATAAACTCGCCATCCTTACCAAAGTTGGAAAATACCATCTCGTTGGTTGAGAATGTAGCTGCCTTTTTGCCAGCTTTAGTCTTTCTCCGTTGATCGAGCTTATCTCTATCGAGAGCTCCTATGGGTAGGACTAGTCCTTTAACCCGCAGGATCGAAAGCACGTCCTTGATCTCGTCATTGTCCAATTTCTTGGGCGTCGGCGGAATCGAAGGTATCTTCAAAGACTCTAATTTATGTCCCGGAGCGAGCGTGTGCTCCGCGGATGAGGTTCTAGACCTCGCAATTTTGGCTTCAGCCCTGTTCTTTTGGGCTGTTGCCATCATTTCTGCAAATGACGCATGGGCGACTTGGGATGATTCGTTAGACATGTTGATTCTGTATTAGATGTAGCACGTTAGTCGTAGTTAATCGAAGTCTGTGATGGTGTGAGTGTAGAAAGATCGGCCAATGTTTTTAACCCAACATGGTAGGTTTGTAGTTTCCGCGTTGGTCTCGATGCGCACAACTGAACGCGTCGTCAGCTGAGTTGGCTCGCTCACCCTTAAGGATAACTGGAAGTGGATCGGTGGGAAATGACACTGCCTA